GCTCTTGATCACACGCTGTATGAAACGTGTCAATATCTTTAAATGGATTTGTCATTAATACCTCACAAAATCTTCAGCTCGATGGCTGTCTGGACTAGACTCATATTCTTCACCTAATATTACATCATCAGGTTTTTCGTTACTCATACAAAGCACACTTTCAGCTTCGACCATACGAAGCTCGACTTCTTCACCGTCTAGCTCAATTTTTAATCCTCTAGTCCAACGACCGTGTTCGATTAAAATCCAATCACCAACATCGTATTCATCTTTGTTTAGAGGTCCTTTGGCGTAAACTTTAGCCCACCGAGGATAAACTCCTCGAGTAGTACCATTATCGTTACCTATAACAATACCGCCTGCTGTGGTTTGTTCTCCAAAATACATATCTCTAACAATAACTCTATCGATTACTGCTCTAATACTCTTTGCTTTAATAGTATTAATGTTTAACGCCATTATTCACCTTTTTGTACAAAATTACCGTCTTCGTCTTCTACCCATTCTTCTTTAGTAACAGGCTCTTCTACTTTTTCTTCTACTTTCTTTGTAGATTTTTTAGTAATACGTTCTTGAACTGGTTCTGCTTTTTTACGATTTGGAATTTGATCAATAGCTGCATTTTCGCTTTGATAATATTCTTTGACAATATCTTCTTTTTTGCGAATAATTTTGCCACCCGGACCTAATTCGTCTCCGCGAGCATTAACACGAGCATTACCTACTGCCGGTGTAAGTTCATTTCTTTTACGAAGCAAATCCATATCAACTTGCTTGCCCTGCATAGATCTATAAATCTTGCGACCTTGTTGTTTCATTGGCATAACAATCTCCTAGTTATATACGTATATTTAGCGTAGAAACTCACGCCAGTCTAAATTATATTTAATGCTGTTGACTCTGTGTACACCTATCAAATACAGCACATAACTTGCCACAGAGCTTCCGCGACCTACACCCCACACAATATCGTTTTCTCGCATGAAATCTACAAGATAAATCATGTATTGTAAGAGCGGCATCATATTGCGACCTGCAAACTCTGACATTTCTTCAGCGCATCTCTCTACTTCTTCTTGTGTTTCGCATCTTGTTAGAATATAGCTGTGTACATTTAGTGATTTGTATTCTTCAGGCATAAACCATTCGCCTTGACATACACCGTCAAAGGTCTTTTGATCTACATCTAAGGGAATATACTTTTGCAATGGATCCATTCCTTGTTCTTCCATTGCAGCATTAAACTTGTCTACATCATCATTTGCATCGCATAATACTACATGCACTTTATCCGCATGACCTGAATAGATCATATCGATAAGATCGCGATTAGAAAATCGTGGAATACCTAGAGAGTCTGTTTTCATAAGCATGTATGTATTTTACGATACATTTATAAGATTGTCAAGTCCTAGATCGCCGTTTTCTTGTTGTGCTTTTTTAGCGGCGATCCTTCTTTCTTCTAGTTCTATTTTGTAACTATCTATGACTAAAGTGATTTGATGTTGCACTTCTGGATTGTGCGACATAAAATATTTTCTTTGTAAATCTATGATTTTATTTTCTAACTCTGCATCTGTTAGATTTTTTAAATCATTGATCAAAGGATGCATTAAATAAACTGTCCTAGATACTTTCCAAACACAGTAGATCCGCCATTATAAGTCCAAAACTCAAATACATGTGGCTCGTCTGTGTTAACACCTGTAGTAATAGGAGATGTTGCGTCTGTAAATGCTGTTCTCCACGCATCGTCGATTTTTAAACTACCGTTATTAACTTGAAAGTACACATCTCTATCCACACCGTCACTTTCTAGAGCTACACGCATAGAACCGTAACTACCAGTATCTGGCCATTCTGCTAGAGTAAGTGTAATGCTTAATGAAGGAGCCATGTCCCCTATTCTAAAAATTTGGTAAAATCCGCCGTCCCAGTTGATATTTTGACTTGCTGTGATTTCTGTTTCTGCACGAAGCTCAAACGTAGGAGTTACAATATTAGCATTTGTAATGTTATTATAGTTAAAATTATTTGTAACATTTAATTTTGCAGTATTGTCTTGTAAATCACTGATCTCTGCACTTGCAAAATCAAAGTTGTTTTTAATAGTAGCAAAGTTGTCACGAAAGCCTTGACTATCATTGTCTTGTCCTGCTACAGGAAAATTTTCATCTATATTTGTTGTACTAATGTTACTTGCCATGTTAATCTCCAATGCAGCTTATTTATCGCATTTAAACGTTGAATTGATAATTTGCGAACAAAATATACTGCTCGTTACTGTTTCCTTCTGTGCTATCTATTAGATACCTGTCCAATACAATATCTAATTGTTTAAAATCAAAATCACTATTCTCGATGTTAAGTTTTATTTGTTCAGCTGTTCCCGGCTTACAATAAACTAATGGAATAGCAAATACATACCCTAATTCTTGTATGCTATCTTGCTGTGCTGTTTTCATCCAGAGAGGTAAAAAATCTCTTTCTGATAACCCTATGTCTGCAATAGCATCACGCATGTTAGATATTGTACTAACATATCTTACGATATCGCCGCTGTCGCTTACTTTTACAGCATCTGTATCTGTTTTAATTGTGTTTGTTTGTGGTCTGCGATAAAACGGATCAGTGTTGTTAGGTGTGTATTTTATATCGCTGGTTATAGTTTTACCTTGTGTTATATTAAACTTTTTACGTGTTGCTAGAGCACTATCTGCTGGATCGTTTAATTCTAGATAAACAACTTCATAAACAATATCGTTACTGCCTGGATTTTTTGCAACAGCAGTTTTGAGTTCACCTATATTATATCTTTTCTTTTTGTGATTTTTTGCTGCAATCGCTACGTAGTTTTCTACAGTTTTCGTTTGTATACCTGCATATAATAAAATCTTGATCTGTTTCTGTAGCCCAAACTGAAGATCATTTGGACGATACACTAGATTAGGAGGAAATACATCGCTGTTACTTGTAAAATTTCTGTATAGATTTTTTTGCTCTACTTTTAAGAAAGGTTGCATGTAAATGTTAGAATATAATATATCTTCAGGATCAGTTACTCTAATAGTAAATTCTTTAGTGCTCGCACTGTAACCAAATCTGTCCCTTGCTTCTACTGTAAATGTAAACTCTCGGTCAATTGTAGTTGTGTTACCGTCAAGTATTAAATTATTGTTGTCGAATACAGTTATACCTTGTGCGTCCGCTGTACCAAACTGACGAACTTTTCCAATAATTTCTCCGTCATAAGATAAAGCTAATCCCGGAGGTAGTCGTCCTCCTGCTATTCTATACAATAAAGGTGCTTCGGGAATAGTAGTTTCTGCTACAACACTAAAAGTACTAATAAAATTTGGACTGATAGTGCCTATGTCAGTTTCAGTCTGCCAAGTAATAGTAGAATCAACTTCACCTATAATCTTTATTGTAAAAGTTTTATCTTTATATGCTTCTTCTTCTGTGACATATAATCTTCTAGCTCTAACAGTAAAAGTGTATTCTTTAGTAACAGCAGGTTGATAAGGCACACGCCCTGCTACCTCTCCAGTTATGCTGTCTAATTCAGTTCCTGGAGGAAGAACACTAGGTGTTGTATCCGGATTAGTAGGCAATAATTCATAGGTTAAAATGCCAGCGATATTATTTGTGTCAATAGTGTCTAAAAATATAGTTACATAGTTATCTGCACGTTTATAACCTAGATTAGAAGGTGTAACCCAAATAGGTGTTCTTAGATATGTATTGTCAGCAGTATACAATCCGTTTGCAATTTTTACAATGGTATTATCTGCTCTTAGGAAATCGTCTCCTACAACATATATTTTAAATTTTCTTTTTGCTTCTGTCTCGCCGTCTGTTACACTTACTTCAAATTCGTAGACTCTGTTTAATTTTTTTGGTACGCGAGTAGGAATACTTAGGTCGTAGATTACACTATCGTAAAAATAACTTTCGTATCCATTAGAACTTAGAACACTAAAATCATATCCTGTATTATTGTTATCATAGGTAGCATCATCGTAGTATCCTGCGCCACTGTTTTTATCAAGAGCAAGCAAGGGTTCTATAACGCCAATAATTCTTCCGTCTTTGGTAAGTTGTAAACCAGGAGGTAAAGTTCCTGCTCTAATAAAAAACTCTAATTCATCTCCAGCAGGTAAATCTTCGTCAATTGCCTGTAACTGGAAATCTACAGGTTCGTTGTCTAAGATAAAATAAAGACCGTTGTTTGCAACTGGTAATCTACCTTCGTTGGTAACCCAAACAGGTTCGTCTGGACCGTTAATTACTATATTAAAAGTTCTGTCTTCTGTTATAACAGAATTAGTAGCACGAAATACTGCTCTAAATTTTGTAGTTTTCTCTACCTGAAACGGAGTCCCTACAATATGTTTACCTTCTAATCGTAGACCTCTAGGTATTTCGCCACTGATAATACTTACATCGATATTGGAATCTTGAGCAATAGGAAGGGCAATACTAAGAGTATTTCTTTCTTCATATTCGCCTAAACTAAATCCGCTTGGCTCAGTCCAAAATGCCATTAGATAAATCCTAGATTAATATCATACGGTGATGGATCTAAAAATTCGCCCATGTCTACATCTACTTGTAGTATTACCCAATCTATGTAGTTTGTAATAGGTTCAAATGACCCTAGATCAAAACCTTCGAAGTATTTGTTAAGCTCTCTAATATCTACACCATGTACATTGCTGGTTATGTTAGTTGCGCCAATAAGATTTACATTTGTGATATTATTTTGACGTCCATCTAAATCCCCGCCTAATGCAGGTGTTAAATCAGACTCTAATTCTGTTTGACTTGTAATAAACAAGTTGTTATCAAGGATTTGTGTATCGACGTTTGTGCCGCCTTTGATTTCGAAGATAGATCCGTCAGTTAAAATTCTACTTCCACTGTCTGTGATAACTGTAATGGTTTGCGGGTCAGCATTAAGAGTTAACGTTTCTCCGTCGTTGCCTATAGTTATTCCAACTCCTGCAATGCTTCTAAATTCAAACGCTCCAGTGGTATAACTTTTAAATACCCCTTCGCCTGTGCCTACATTTGTTGCTGTAATTGCTTCAGGCGCACGTAAATCTAAATCATCAAAGTTTTGGTTAATTTTTATAAAGGCATCTCTTAGTTCATCACCAGTGCCGTCATTGGCTATGTTACCAACATTAATTGTTTGAATTGCCATCTTGATCTCCTACAGTGTATTTATGCACCTCTAAATTTTGTAAGGAAGATCTGTCCGTTTCCTCGATCATTAGATGTGTAAACTCCGCCTGAATCTATCCACATTACTCCATCACCGTAGGTTTCACATCTTCTATTAGTGCTTACAGTAGTTAATGTTTCGTTGACATAATCCCATTGGTAGGTGTGTACATAGGTTTGAGGCGAAGTATCGTAAACCATTACATACAAAACTTCGTCTTCGAATCTAATATCAGTAATGTATGTGTTACTTCCGTTTTGCGGAACTCTTACTCGTTCTACTTCACTGAAACTAGTTTTGTTTTCATCCATAAGGTACACAACAATCCATCCGTTTGAAGAATCAGAGGTACCAGTAAGTGTTCCTTTATCAAGAGTATAAAAAATATAATCCCTACTCATAGCATACTTTGGAGAGTCATTATCGGAGTGTGTGAATGCAGGCAAGCCAGCGTATCTAGTGGTTAGACTTGAGCCAGACTCTTTTTCTATAAATGCAAGTCGTTGTACATTATTTCCAAAATCGTGTGAAACACAGATCCATTCGTCATTGTCTGCACTCCATCTATGTCCTTGATTAGATGTAGAGTTTGAACTTATGCCAAGATATGCCCAATTATTTGGATCGCTAATATCAAATGCAATCACGCGACTTTCATGATTCGCCCACCATAGTACATCGCTTCCGTCTGCAGGTTCATACCAAGCACCAAGTTCTACATTGTCAGTCATATTTATACCTATATCACTGGCTGTCCAACATTGACTTGTAACAGTGTTGCTGTTTAAATTACTGATACTAGAAAATCTCTGTACCCCGCCAACCGTAATTTTATATATTTCAGTGCTGCTTCTGTAGTATATTAAACAACTAGATATATCTGCTACAGCAGTCCAATAATTATTTGTATTATTGCCCAACCCTAGGTTAATAAGTAGTGTTCTATTTTCAATTTGTGAAACTGCAATTCCGCCTCTTACATAAAGTCCTTTTGGATAATAGGAAGGTTGTTCGTAGCCTGAATTAACAAAACTATATCCAGATTCGGTTGATATATAGTTGTTAATGCTTGCACCAGGACCTTGCCGCGAGGATACTTTAATCGTTTGGGGATATTGTGTTATGTCACCTTGTGTGTCTTCTAGTGAATAAACAACATCTAAGACAAAGTCGCCTACACTAGTAGGAGAAAGTGTTACAACTCCTGTGTTTATATCTACGTCTAGAGTTTCTCCTACTGTTTGTCTACTATTTGTAGTATAAGTATAATCTAAAGCTCTATCATTCGGTTCTGTACCGTTTATTGTAAATGTAAATGTATCGCCTACATATACTTTTTCTTCAGTGTTTATATTGTTTGCACTAGGAAGAGTTGCTCCACCTGTAAGCAGTGGATATACATACGAATGACTGCTATCTCTTGCTCCAACAATCAAACTTTGGCCGCGTATTTGAGTATTGTATCCTTCAAAACTATTTCCATAAGGTATAGCAAATGATCTTACAAAAGAAAATGTGCCGTTATTACTGTCAAAGTCAAACAAATAAAAATTACTGTCTCCTGTAATAATTAATCGCTCACTCATTAGATCAACGTTACACAAACTACTATCAGTAACTTCGCTCGGAAGCCAATTAGTAATCTCTACAATAGAATCTCCTTGCATGTCGAACATACGGATTACACCATAAGGATTGGCCCTTGTATAGAAAAGATAATTTTGACACATTGTAAATGCCCCGGCGGAGACGTAGGTGTCTTCTTCTGTCCAGCTATTAATATCTACAAAAGTATCTTTATCGACAGCTATGAATCCCCATCCAACGGACTGATAACTAGGATCGTTCCATGCAATAACAAGTTTGTTACCAGATAACCCTAACCAAGTGCCGCCTACTGGTGCCCTATTTAAGTTAAAAGTTCGAGTGTTTAATTCTGTTATAGAATTTGTTCCTATTAATACCTGTACTACATGTAACAATCTGTCATCGCTTGTATCAGTTGCTAGTAACCAAACCGTTGTACTCGATTGATCACTAACTACTTTGGCAGTATTAAAGGCGGCAGTTGTAATGCTACACGAATATGGTGTCGCAATTCCTGAATTTATATTAGTGTTAGACCTTTCTTGGAACTGATTGTTAGTTGCTACAAAGAGTCTATCATTCATTAATATATGAGGAGTATTAGTAGTGCTTCTTGTAGCATCAGGATAACTACCACTGCCAACATAAAAGTATAAACTTACCGAGTCGGGATTAAAATGCCAGCCATCTGCGTTTCTTCTTAAAACATTATTTCCTATATCGTCGAATTGATAAAAATTGTAAATAGATTCAAGAGTAAAATTTAAACTATATGGCATGTTTAATTGTATAGCAGCGCCAAAACTAGCATCACCTTGCAATCCTTCATACACATCTAATACAAATCTAGATTCCGAACTGGCAGCAAGAGCGCCATCATTAACAGAAAATCTAATAACAAAGGCCTTGCCTACATTGCTAGCTGTTAAACTAAATTGATTACCTAATAATGTAATTGGATTTCCGCTAGCGTCGCCTTCTACTACTTCGTATGACCATAAAACAGGAAGCCCGTCAGGATCCTCTGCTTGCAGTTCAAATGTATATGTTTCGCCTTGTTGTAATAATATTCTTGCAGGTGGAGCAGATAAAATTATAGGAGGATCGTTTGACAACCTTATACCATACCAAGCGCCGCTATCAAATATATACAGCGTTCTTACACTTTCTACATATGCAATGCTTCCTTCTACAACATTACTAAGAGGAAGATCGTTTTGAGTTGCATAACTTTTAAAATCTTTACTTGCACTGTTTTTTATATTTTTGTATATCTGGCTCATTATCCTAACCTATAAAGTTTTGCTTTACCTACATTATTCACAGTTAATAACAAATTTTCTGCGCCTGTTGCACCTGACACTACATACTTATTATAGATGCTTACTGCTGCTCCAAAACTGTCGTTCCCAGCAAAGTCTTCATCTACTATTTTTCTGTGTTCAGTAAAACTATCAGGACTGCCTGTATTTCTAAATGTGTATACAGCGCCTTGCCCACCTGCATTTAATGCTCCAAATACTGCTGTAGGTAAAGACACTTCTCCGGGATAATCTGTATATGACATTTCGCAACTTTTTCCAAACAATGCATTACTAGGTGCATCACCTGGCAGACATACAGTATGTTCTACCCAAACACCTGTTGCATTTTTTTGGTAGATATATCCCATTCCGCCATTTAAGTTTCCTATATCGCTGTTAGGAACTCCTGCTGTTACATAGTGATCCAGTGCCGATACACTTGTTCCAAATTGGTCACCACCGCTGTCATATTGCCCTACAATTTTTGATACAGTTTCATTACCAGTCCATGTTTCAGGCCGAGTGTTTTCGAATATCCAAGCAGCTCCTCTATTAGAATCATCTCCAGGAGCTCCTCCTACTACAACAAATTTTTTCTCCTCTACAGAATAAGTGGTATCAAAATTTATAATTCTGTCTTCTGCAATATATGAACTAGAAGGGTCGTCTGGGGCACAAATTGCTACTAAACTATTTTCATTTATACTTACATGCCAACCAAAGTGACTGTTAGATCTTCCTTCACCGTTGATTTTAGTGTATAAAAATACATCGTCTTCTACTATTTTGTAAATGTAAACAGCGCCGTTACTTATAGTTCCTGCATCTGCGTCTGACCAGCCTACTGCAATATAATCTTCGTAAATGCTGACACATTGAGCCATTTTGTAGATACTATTTTGAGTCATATCGTAATCATTGGTTGCAACACCAGCAGTCTTACCTATAAAGTATATGTTGGAACTCCAAGCTCCTAAATCACTTTTTTCAAATATAACTATAGCCGGTTCGTAATTTGAATCTGCATAGTTACCGTCCCATCCTGATACAACTCTATTACCACTAATGCTTACTGTTCTACCGAAAACAGGATTATTGTCATTTATACCGTCTGGTACTTGTAAAGTATCAGGACTATTAAAAATAAAAACTCTATTCCAGTTTCCTGTCTGATTTCTTTCGTAGATCCACACACTGCCGGTATAGTTACTTCCTCCGTCTCTGTGAGTACTAATAGCGATTATATCACCCTCTACAGCTACCCACTCGCCTAAACACGCTCCTGCAACATTATCTTCTAATAGTCCTCGTTCTTCCCAAACACCGTCGATGAGATGATATACAAAAGCATATGTGTTGTTAAGATTAAAACTATTTGGACCTATATGGCCTAATACTGCTACGTCTCCTGAAATTGCTACAGCATATCCGGTTTGATGAGTTAGATTAGGAGGGCTAGGACTTAAAGTTTGCTCTAAGATCCAAACATCATTTGTCAGTTTAAAAACATAGGCCTTACCATAATTGACTGTGTTATATGTATTTGTAGTATTTAAAGGTTCGCCTACGATCATTCTGTCGCCAGATATATCTACACTTACACCAAACTTACCGTTTGTTATCTCCTCTGGACTGGTTAGAGTTGAGTGTAAACTCCAATCTCCATTTGAATCTTTTTTATAAACTGCAACACTTCCGGC